TCTAATTTTTTATTCGTTCTTACTGTTTTCGGATATACCAACCGCCAAAATATCGTTTTTCGGTCGGTTCTGTTGTACTTATCGCATTGCAAGTGCGCCCCGTTGCAAACGTCCCGGTCTATCTTGCAACGGACGCACCGTTGGCAAAACAGGGTTCCGGGGTCGTCTGCTAACCTTTGGGCGGCTTTCGTCCATAACTCGGCAATAATAACCATGCCTTTGTAAATGGCACGTTCGCCGGGCTTGTACTCCCTTTTCGGGTCGAATATTTCGGGTTGCTTTACTCTCATTCTTTGCCCGCTTCGTTTACATAGTCAAACAATGCGTCCAAATCGTCCTTTGCGCCTTTTACGCAAATTCGCACCCTATCGCCCCCGGCTAATGCAGTTTCGACAATCTCACAATTATACCGGGGGGCGTTTATCTGTATCATTGCCGCCGTGGTATTCGTTACAAACTCGTTTCTTTCTTCCATGCTCTCGAATTTTTGAAGTAAATAAAATGCCTCCGTTGGTTCGTTCTCGCTTTGGCACGCCCCCAACAAAAGCGTTGCCAAAGATAACAATAAAATCTTTGCTTTCATCGTTTTACCTTTCTTTTAATCCATATAAACCGTATGCCGATACCGACAAATAATATTTTCGCCTCAATGTCAACGTAACGGTCGTAACCGTTGACCGCATCCACGGACACGCCGGGAATAATAAACCAACTCTTATATTTCCAATATTCCCGGACGTAAACAGATACGCCAACCCGTCCGATATGAAACCCAATTTGCGCCGTATGTACGTCGCCATTGTTGCGGATAATTCCAACCTGTTTTTTACTCATATCTCCAAATATATTTTTTATAATGTTTTAAACGTCCCTTACAGCAACTAATAATATTTCCATGATTAAAACCGCATCTTTGCGCATCATGTATGCAATCCCATTTCTTTATAAAATTACCCTCTAAATCATATTGATAAACGGGTTTTGCATTGTGATTATCTTTTCCGGTTTTCTTAAACCATGTATTTACTTTCTTCATGGTTTCACGTTTATTATTAATTGCTTTTTGATAATTCAAATTTTGCTTTCTCGTACACCAACGTAAATTAGTCGCATCGTTATTGGCTCGGTTGCCGTCGATATGGTCTATTTCTGGCAAATTATCCGGGTTCGGAATAAAAGCCGCCGCAACTAATCTATGAACGAAATATGTTTTGTTTTTACCATTATCTGATAGTATTACCCGCATATATCCGTTTTTACTAATAGATTGCTTTCGTATCGCACTTTTACCCGTTCCCCGATAATTTACAGACTTTATATTACCTTTGTCTGAAACTTCATAATTAGCGTTTATAAACTTCCAATTTTCCATCTTTTTTTTTGCAAAGATAATATTAAACCATAATACAACAAACTAATACGTTTCTTTTATTTTATTGTATGCCTCTTTATCCAATACCATAACTTTAGGATATTCGACAATACAACCTTTTGTATATACGAGATTATAGATACCCAATTGCCCCTTAATTGGGAACTCAACAACCCGGCGGGGGTTCCGCATTAACCACCCGAACCCCTTTGTTATTGATTTGCGTTTTTCGGGCGGTATGCGGGTATTTTCCCAATCTTCGGGGGTAAACTCGGCGACGGGCTTAATGTCGTACAACTCAACCAACCCCAACGTTACCCCGCTTTCATATCCCGCAATTACGGGATTGGCGGACGAACAAATCATTAAATCGCCCCGGTACGGCGTGTTTTTACTGCGTACCTCGATACACTTTTCGCCGTAAACAATCCCGTTGTCCTCATACGCCGCTGTTACTAACTGCGTTGCATACGGGTTCTTTACGGTTAATGCACGCCAACGGTCGTGCAATTTCGGTTTATAATCTTTGTTATTATACTGCATTTTCGTTTGATTTTTCATTGAATAAATTATAATTCCTCGGAACACAATAACCGGGCAATGTTTCCCGCTCAATCCCGGACGCTCTTATAAAACTATCTTTCCAATATATCCGGGGCGTTTTGTCCGGGTGCGCCTCCCAATAATCGAACACGTCGTTGTAAAATGTCAATGTTTCCCGCTTGGTATATCTGCAACCGCTTTGCAATCCAATCTTAAACAAGTCAACGAACGGGTACGACAAAGCAATTACAGAAAATGCCCGGTCAAACATTCCCACGGGGATTGGTTCCACGCTTGCAAAGGTACGGAACCCGTGGCGTTTTGCCCGTGTCAATGCGTTTATACGCATCCGGTTTGGGCTTGCTTTGGGTTCCAATTCATCGCACCCGGTCAACGTGGAACCAATGGCAATACGGGATTTATCCCAACCCTCGGAAGCCTCGGCAAAGTCTATTAAAATATTGATACCCTCGGCGCATTTGCTCAACACTTTAACCGGGACGCCGTGGCGTTGACAAACGCCGATTGCTTGGCGGGTCAACCTTTGCGTTTCCGGCAATAACGGGTCGGTTGTAAATGAAAAGAATAAACCGTATTTTTGCAATTCCTCTTTGTTTTTTAATAACTCATTTGTAAATATATCCAACGCATACGGATATTCTCGCAATGATTTTTTCAACTCCGGGCAATTGCCTCCCAACACTTTTGCGCCACGCCTTTTGCGTAAATAACAGTATGTACAACCATTTGAGCAACCAACATAAAAATTTGCCGCCCAATATGAATACTCTTTTGCTTTACCACTTGGGTTATATATAACCCGTCCGTTAAACTCTTTAATCGCTCCCATATCAAACAGATTAAAACGGTAAATCGTCGGTTCCGTCGGGGGCGGGTGCATCCGGTGCGGGCGGCGGCGGGGCTTGCGTTCCGGTTCCGGTTCCTTTGGGCGTCAACATTTCCATATCGGTTGCGACAATCTCAGTAATGTATCGTTTAACGCCTTGCGCATCGTCATAACTCCGGGTTCTTAATTCCCCCTCAATATAAAGTTTATCGCCCTTTTTGACGTACTGATTGGCTACTTTCGCTAAACCGTTTTGCAATACTACGTTGTGCCATTCGGTACGCTCCGGGATTTGTCGCCCGTCCTTTGTCGTAAACCCTCGTTTCGTGGTTGCTAACGAAAAGGTCGCAACGCAACCCCCGTTGTCGAACTCCTTAAAATCCGGGGCTTTTCCTGTATGCCCCAATAAAGTAACTTTGTTTACACTCATAATTATTTGAATTTAATTCCATCTAACAAATACAATTTCTTATTATCAGACCAACCCGCCGCCATGTTTAAGGCTTTCCGGTCGTCGTCATGCACAAACTCGCAATACCACGAATTGCCGCCAACGTTCGCTTTTTCTTTCAGTCGTACCAATTTACCGACAATGTACCGGGCAAACTTGGCGTATGCGCTCGTTTCCGATATATGAATAATGCGACGTTCGGCGTTTATTTTTGGCAATTCTTCGATTTGCGGGCGTTTTTCCTCGGCGGGGTATCTTTGTACCCTCTGAAAGTCTTTTTTGATTGACGACCGGGAAATTGCCCCAAAATCGGGGGTTCTCTTTTTTGTTCTCATTAACTTAACCTTAATTGTTGATATTCGGATTTAAGTAACTCAATCAACCGCATATTTGCCGGGTAAATTCTCATTCGTTCCCGGTCGCCATTCTCCCAACGGTTATGGCTTTCAAAACAAAGGATATTGATATTGCGGGGGTCGTGCGCTATTTCCGGGTGCGCCCCACGGGTCAAAATGTGGGAACAATAGACGGCGGAATAATTCGCCAATGGCTTTAATGTTTCCTCGCATCGGTGCGGCTTATGCTCCCAAACCCAACGGAAAAACCGTTCATTTGCCGCCATGATATTTGCACCACGACCGAAAACACAATGTCCGAACAATTCCCGTTGTATCTCAACCCTCAAACGAATATCCATGCGGAAATTACGCAAATCCAAAAGGGGATTAAACCCCCTTTGGATGCAATAATTGTATTCGTCCCGGTCTGTTAGCAAATACGGTTCCATTGCCTTACATATCCTCGTTTTCGTCCGCCGGGTCGTCAACGTCCGGGAACAATCCGTTGCCCTCTACCTTTTCGGCACTCAAACCCGGTGTGGGTTCGCCATCAGCCCCGAACAACTCCAATTGCGCCTTTTTACCCTTGAAAAGAAAGGCGTAAACCTCGGTTTCAATGTTGGCGGCAATTTCTTCTAATTCTTCCTCAAACCCGAACGTTTCCGTATTGAATTTAAGGCGGGGGGAATTGATAGCGGTTTTTTGATTGTTTGACACGGTAAACAATCCGGTTAAAACAACCCCTACGTTATCGTCTTGACCGGAAAACGACACGCCCCGAACCTCTATGTTTTTCAACATTTCGTCGGCAAAATCCCGTGATAATTCGCTTTGCTTTTTGGTTGCTTTGAAATCGGACGTTTCAACCATTGAAAGAAAGGACGTAATATTAAAAATCCGTCCCATGATTGGGCGCAAACGGTCGAAACAATCCCGCAAATCCGGGTGTATGTCCTTTGCACTTTCGACGTGGTATTTGTTCGTGTAACTCTCATTACCGATTGTTTCGGTAACTTCATAATGTACGTCTAACCCGCCGTCCTTTAATGTCTTGACTTTCGACAATGCAAACGCCTTTTCGCTTGGTATCAACATAACGTTTGCGGCTTTTTTTTCTTCGCTCATATTGTAATATTATTTGTTGCCGGGAACCCGCCCGGCGTCGGTTTTATAATTTAGATAACCATTGTTCATATATTTGTAATGCTATTTTAGCCATCATTATTGGGGGAACGCTCATACCAACAATATAATGAATAGAATTGCCATTAAAATTATAATCCGTAGGGAACGAACCACCTCGTATAATTTCCAAATCGTTCAAATATCTTTTCTCGTTAAACACAACCAATCTATTTCCGCTTGTTAGCGTCCATAACGGTTTATCATCATGGATAAAACGATATGAAAACAAACTTTCTTTACCTTTCATTCGTTTTATTGCCTTACGCATATCAGGATCAGTTGGTTTTGCATAACTTAAATATGTTAGAAATGTTTCATTAAGTGGGTATTGAATTTCATTTGTTTTTATTTGAGAAAATAATATTGGTTTTTCATTGAAATTCATTTCAATATATGGAAGCATATCAAACATATTTTTTTGATATAAAAATTTATCTGATAAATCTTTTCTCAAACAAATAAAAAATACTCGTTCCCTTTTTTGTGGTACTCCCATTTTTATTGCATTTAATAAAAAATGTTGGCAATAATACCCCGCTTTATCAAAACATTCATATATTTCACGAACATAATTTATTGCTGCACCTTGCAACAATCCCTTTACATTTTCAGCAACAACAATTTTAGGTTTTAATTTTTCTGCTAAATCAATGAAATCAAAAAACAACCTATCTAATATTTGTTCTTTTTGTCCCTCTCTGAATTTTTTAGATTTTCCCCAATCTTTTTCACGATTGCCATTTGTTGTAAAACTACTACAAGGCGGGGAACCGTCTAATATATCTAAATTATACAATTCAATTGGCAAATCATTTCTTTTCTTAAATTGCTGTATTGGTTCACAATAATAATATTTTGGATTATGATTTAATACATAACAGTCCATTAACTTACTATCAATTTCATTACAACCAATAACATCAAATCCGGCTAATTTATACCCCATTGTTGAACCTCCCCCACAAGCAAAGCAACTAAAAACAGTCCCTTTGTTTTTAGCAAAAAAAGTATCTTTTAAACTCCAATTATAGTTCATATTACATTTGCTTTCGTTTTACAAATCTTCCTCAACGTATCGTTTTAACTCGGCTTGGAACAATTCCCGTGTCTTACTATTCGACGGAACCGCCGGGCGTTCCGGGGTTGGTTCCGGGACGGGTTCCCCGGTTCCGATTGGTTCCGTTACCGGGTTGGGGTCGTGGAACTCAATATTGCGCCCGCCTTTGGGCTTTTCCGGCTCAAATTGGGCTTTGAGTTGTTCCGATGGGTATTCCTTTTGCGCCAACTCAATAATCCCCAAATTAACCAATTCCGGGACGCAACGACGCAATGCCCGTATGTCCTCCAATGCGTCATGCGCCGGGAATGTTTCGCCGGGGAACAACTTACTATATAATTCCTCTAATTTTGGGTATTTACCCGGTCGCCCGTTGGCGTACAATGCACCGACAAACCTAATTGTTTTCATCATTGTATCAATTCGTTTGCCTTTGTGCAATGCGTCCTCAACGTGTGCGTCGTAATATTCCCGTCCACAATAGCGCAAAACGTTTGCTTTCAACATGGAACTATCAAAGTAAATATTATGCGCACATACAAGCGGGGCGGCGTTTGCATCCGCTAAAAATTCGTCCACAACCTCGGCAAATGGTACGCCCTCTTTAATTGCCCGTTCGGTTGTTATACCATGTATTGCGGTTGTTTCCGGGGGTATCTCGTAATTGTCCGGCTTGATTATATAACTTTTTTCTTTGTCGCCCAACGACCATGCCAATTGTACGACGTGCGGGAATTGCTCAAAATCCGCATCCCATTTCAAACCCTTTGCCGGAACCCCGGTTGTTTCACAATCAAAGAAACAAATGTCTTTTAATTCAAATTTTTGCATAACCTTAAATTATTAAATCGTTAATTATTACTTTCGCTCTCATTGCGGTATTTATCCCGCTTTTTCTCAACTTCTAAAACGTCCCGGTTTTCGTCTATATACTTTTGGACGTCCCGGTTACAAAACGGTTTTCCGTCCAACCAAAGCAAATGCCAATACGGTACATTTTCCATTGCTTGCCCCTTAAATTTGCCTTGTGGCATCGGGGATTTATCGTTTAATTCCATACTAAAAAAGTCTTTTTTGCCCGTCCTCGTTGGGGGTTTGTTTAACATACTTTGCCCGTGTAATCCAAACGCACCCGCACCGTAAACACTTTATCCGGCTGTAATGCTTTGGCGTGTATTCGTGGCGGATAATCCGCCAACCCGCCAACGGGTAATTTTTCCGTTTTCCGTTACACTTGCAAAACATCTACAACGTGCGGGGGTCGTCAATATACGTATTGTATTCCTCGGCGGCAATCTGTTTGAGCGTTTCGATATGTTCGATTAACTCGGCGTTCGACAAATCCGCCACGGTGCGCAAATCGTGGGAATATACCCCCGTTTCCTCGTTGACCCGTTCAACGTACATAATCGGGGAAAATTCCCGCAAACGTCGTTCGGTTTGTTCCTCTGTAAGACGTTCGCCCGCCTCCCAAATTGCGTGCTTAAACGTCGGTACAACATAGTTGAAATAATACCCTTTCAAAGCTTCGGACGAACCGGGGGACGCAACAATAAACCGGGCAATAATGCGGGAACCTTTCCAACCCTTGAAAAACTCGTTTAATTCCCCCATGTACATTGCCAACCCGCCGTTATTGTTTATTGTTCCCGTCGCTGTTATTTCTCGCTTTTTCATCGGCTATTAATTTTTGCATTGTGTTACTAAATGCCGTCATTCCTAAAGTATGAATAACGCCCCGTTCCATGCTTGACAATCGGGTTTCCCGTTTATCCATAATCTTTGCGAACGTAACGACAAATTCGCCCGGCTCCAACAATCCGGCGGCGTGCAATTTGTCGATTGGGTGCGCTTGCAAACGTTCGCCCGGCTTCAACTCTTTACGGGCTTTTTCTCGCTTTTCCCATATATCCCGAATTTCGGCGGCGGCATTGTCGTAAAACAATCGCATTTTCAAAACATCGGCAATTAACAAATCAGCCACGGCGGTTGGTTGTTCTTTTTCCGGCTCCGGTTCCGTCGTAACGGGTGCAACCTTACCGTTGTTCACTCCATAACCAAATAACGCAAAATCGCCCTTTGTCGGGTCGTCCGGGAATATCTCGGCGAAACGGTCGGTTATCTCAATGGCTGTTTGCAAATCCGGCGTCCGACGTTTTACAAGCCCCAACCGCAATGCCTGTTTATGTACGTGGGTATCTAATGGAATGATTAAATTACGGGGGTCGCAAATCGTCCACAATCCAAAGTCAACCGGGGAACCGTTGCGACACATCCAACGCAAAAACATACATAAGCGTTTGCAACCGCTTTTCGTTTCCATATCCGGCACGCCCTTAACATCGCCGAAAAGACGTTGTAATTGCTCCAATGGACGCCCGCCCGGTTGCGCTTGCAATGCCTTTTCCATGTTCTCAAACTTACTATATACGTCAAATAAGCGGGCGCAAAGGTCGTGAAAATCGGCGTATGTAAACGTTCTATAAAAATTCTCTTTACTGCCTTTGTATTGCTTCCATTCCGGGGCGGTTTCCTGCGTATCGGTTCCAACAATGTAATGATACGGCGCACCCTTGAAAATTTCCCGGTCGATAAAATCCGCCTTTTGGATTATCTGTTTGCGGGAACCCCACGCAATCCACGCCGTAACAAATGCGCTAATCTCAATATTTACCCGGCTATCGTAACGGTGCGGGATTTGCACCGGGTCGGATTGGATAAACTCGGCGGTTTCGTATTGTTCCGCCCATTCTTTTAATTGATTATTTAACGTTTTAGCCATTGTATTACCTTTTTAATTGATATTTTTTTTGCTTCAATCTGTAAATCTGCATTTTGTTTTTGTAATTCTAATATTTCCCCCTTTAGACTATCAATTTGTTTCAAAGCCTTACGAATATCTTTTTTTTGTTGATTGATTGTATTTGAATACGTATCTTTTTCATGTTTCAATTTATCAAAATATCGTTTTTCACAAAAAACAAATTGTTGGTTTATCCATTCATTAATACAATTATTATCAATTTCAAAATCCGCACGCCGACACAAATAACCTAATTGTATGGATAATAATTCTAATGGTGACGGGCAAACAAATTGATTATCTTTAGTAAAAACAGTATATCCGCCATTATCTAACGGTTGGGCGACAACCGTTTGTTTTTCACGTTGAAAAACAATTGCATTATCGCCCGCTCTTTTGGAAATCTTAGTTTTCATAATCCGTGTATTCTTCAACTACTAAATCAGTTTGTCCCCGTTTTACTTCCTCTATGAAGCCTTGAAAACCGTTTGCCTTTGCAATGTCTATAATCGCTTGCAAACGCTTTTTGCCCAAACTTTCGCCCCTCGCAATGCGGAATACCTTAACCGTCGGATTGCTTGCAATAATCAGTTTGGCGGCGACCTCCATAATTTGACTATCTGAAACTTTCCCGGCGACGAATGGCACGCCGTTTAATTCTAACCCGTCGTCCGTGAATGAAAGCCCGGCAATCGGTAATTTGGACGTCGCAATAAGGTTTTCCCGTTCCTTTGCCAATGCGCCTAATTTGTCCTCAAACGTGCGGGCGGTTTTCTCGGCGGCTTCCTTTTGTTTCTTCTTTGCCATGTAATCCACAACCAACGCATTGATACGGTTGTGTTCCTCGGCTTTTTTCAGTTGTTCCGCCGTATCTAATTGCTCCGGGTTATTGACTTCGTATTCCTCTAACCATTTGTCGGCATTCGCTTTGCGTTTTTCAAAATCGGCTTTTTCCGCCTCAATGGTTGCCAATGTTTCCTTTAATTCGGCATCGACGTTTTTACGGGACGTTTTCGCCTCTTTTTTGGCATCCTCTAACCGTTTTTGCGCCTCGGCGATAATGCGGGCAACCTCTTTTTCCTCATTCGCTAAATTGGTATCAATAACCGCAACGGCTTTGTCGTGGTTATCGTTGGCGGTTTTAATACGTCCGGGGATTGCCGCCAATTGTTCAACCCTTTGTTGCCGGGTTTGGCGTACCGTTTTCGCTTTCTCAATCAACCGGGCGTTTTCGTTTTGTTCTTCCATCAACGCCGTAATATCCTTTTTCTCGGCATACGTTTTAACGTCGCCGGGTTTCAATTGCTTTTCGGCGTTGGCGCAAATGGTTGTGTACGTCTTAACCTCGGCGTTGGCGTCCTTTCGTTTGTCCTTAACGGTCGTAACCTCGGCGTCTATTTCAGCAATACGGGTGCGCACCTTTTCCGGCAACAAAGCCTTTACAACCTCAATTTGTTTGCGGCGTCCCTCGGCGGTTTCACTCCAACGGGAAAACTCCACGGCGTCAAAATCTTGGTAGCCGAAAATCTTTTGCAGCATTGAAACGTTATCCGAACGCATCCCGGTTGTTTGGGATTTAATGGATAACGTCCCCCGTGGGTTGGCTTTGGTAAACTTTAATTCGACCTCGTAATTTTCGCCGTCGTTACCTACAACCATTTTTGCAAATCCTTTGTCCTCGCCATTTTTCAACACAGCGTCCCGGTTCCCGGTCAACATTGCGCCGATTGCTTTTAAAAGGGTTGATTTGCCTAACTCATTGTCCCCGGTAATGAAATATACATTACCCTCAAAATCTGCGTTGAACTCTTTGATAACTTGAAAATTCAACAATTCCAATTTCTTAATATACATCGCTCTTTAAATTTATTTATTTCCCGGAAATCGCCGGGTCGTTATGTTCCCATTTATAACCGTTGTATGTTTTTCTTTTCCCGTTACATACCTGTAATATTACATACTTTTGCCAAGGAAAAACACACGCATCTAAAATATTATCAAAACATACAATATTACCTAATTTATCAATACGTTTAACGGGATATAATTTTGATACACGTTTAACGTTCTCAAATTTTAGGTTCTCGCCAATAGTACACCAACGTAAATTATTAACATGATTATTTAATTTATTCCCGTCGATATGGTCAACACATGGTTTATTGTCCGGGTTGGGAATGAACGCCAAAGCAACCAATCTATGAACCCGCATAACTTTTAAACCATTGATTTTTAATTTTACAGTCATATAGCCACCGTTCAAATAAGGCTTTATTTCCTTATCATTTTGCGTTATATTGCCATTTTCAGCAACGTAACAATCATATTCTATTAAGTATTTACCTTTTTTCATGCCGCAAATATATGTAAAATAATGGATATACCAAAACTTTTATTTTTTATTTTCGGTTATTTTTTTATTTTCCGCAATAAACGCCCTATAATAACACATTTACCCACGCCGTCAAACTCAACTAACATATTGCCGTTGCGCCCTCTTATACATTTTCCATCAGAACGACGAACCGCCCGGCACGGCATACGTCGCAATTCCGGGCGGGTCAATCGGTCGCCTAAATAGATATAATCCATTTCGTCCATTATCAAAACAATTTCATTTGTGTATCGGTCAATACAGCAACGACCGCATCAACTTTGCGTTCCCAACTTTCCAACGTTGCCAATTTTTCCGGGGTTGGGTTCCGTTGACAACGTCGTTGGTTGTGCCGCATCTGTTTTACCATTTCCGCCAAATCTTTTGCCGTTATTTTTTCGGGATTTTCGATTTGCGGGGCTTTTGTTTCGTCTGCCATACAAGTAACCATTTGAATAATTAAACGCCCCTACGGGTTTAAAATAAACGGTTGTGCATTTGTTGGGGCAAATTTTCCAAAACCCAACGGGGGTTGTTTTGTAAAATGAACCGTCCAAAGTGCATTATTAACGTTGCGTCCGCATTCCACAACGCCGGGGTAATTTCCGGGTATAATTTCCCGGCAATATCCCGGAACCGTCGTTTGCGGTCTGCCTTTTCCTCCTTTTTCCCTTTTACTTTGATACGCAATTTAAGGTCGTTTTGCCACTTCATAGCATTAACCAAAACAAATGGTATTTCGGCGACGGTTATAATAGCTTTCAAATGCTCAAAGTTTTGCAACATCTTTTGAATGCGGTACAATTTACCCATATTTGCCCCGGCATCCCCAACCGTTACGTCGTCCGGGCGAACGCTCAATTTTTCCAAAAAGACAATCGGCGTGCAAATCTCTTTGTAGTAATTGAGAAAATCCCGTATCTCGTTTATATCTTTCGGCATCTTTATTGCCGTTGCATTGTGGTTGGGTCGCCAAACCACGATACCCCCGGCGGCTCCGGGGTCAATTCCAATAATGCAATCTATTTTCATTTTTCAAATCTCAAATAATGGTAAATATAAATTTCGTCCTTAATCATTTGGTCGAATGTTCTTTTAATCTCTTTGCGCCGGGCAACCTCAAAGGCTGTAAAATCAATTTCCGGGCTTCGGGTTCCTTGTTTCCGAACGTGGTAAACCGTAAATTCATTTACGAACCCACGGGCGGCACGTGCCAAAAATCGGTTATACGCTTCTTTCCGGTCGTCCTCGGTTTCTTTCACTTCGTCCGCCAACCGAACACCCAACAACCAATTATAAACAAACATTTCGTCCGCTAATCCAAACTCCAAACGCCCGGTATATTTGTAGCGCAAAAAGCACATTAAACAAGTCATAACCGATTGATTGCGATAATACCGGATTTGCTCCGGGCTTAACTCCTTTTTCGGTTCCGGTAACGCTGTATATGCTTTGCCGATAACTTGGTTTTGTTTCCGGCAATATGCGTTCAATACCTTTGCAAAATAATCGGCGTTGAATTGTTGGTAATGTTTCCTTTCGGCGTTGCCGTCCCTATCCTTTGGCAAATAGTCGTCCAATTCCCCGGTAATCAGCAATTCAAACGCTAATTTAACCTCGGACAATGTTAATTGCGAATAATAGCGTTTGAGTAAATCCAACAATCGGGTACAAATATACGTCCAATCGTCCCGGTTTTCCGTGGGAATGATAAACCCCACGTCCATTGCGATAAACCGGAACATTTGCCCCGTTTTGGCAATCAACGTTTCATCGTCAATCTCGGCAATCTGTTTTTTTGTGGACGCCACGAAAATATACTTTTCGACCGGGGTTAATGCTTTGGCAACCTCCGGTAATTCAACCATCGCCCGGCGCACCTCAATTGCTTTTGCCGTTCCACTATAAAGCAAAACGGCGGCGGATTGTCTTTTTTCGGGCAACGTTTGTGGCAATCTGTTTGTCTTTTCGGGTAATGTTTCCATCTTAATAATCGTCTTTCAAATACTCAATAGCCCCGGCAACGTTCAATCTTTGCGTTGGGGCTTTGTATTCGGGTTTCAAATGCAATTTTTTCTTTTCGACGTCCCCCCGTATGAAATTACGGACAGTCGCCAACCAACCGTTTTTAGTGCGCTTCATATTCTTTTGGTCGCTCCAATCGCTAACAGAATGAAAGTAATAAACCAAATCGACCTTTTCAAATTCCGGGGTCGCAAACTTACTTTCAAACTCTGAATAATCCACGCCAATGCCGTTTTCAAATTTAACCATTTTGTAAACGTCGGAATTGCGGAATAACGTTTTTTTCTCCTTTGGTTCCTCAACCTTTGGTTCGTCGGGGAACAAAGACGCAAAAGCATTTTGCGGCGTATTACTTGGATTAGTATTTAGTGTATTTGAGTCTTTAGTAAGATTAGTATTTATTAATGTCGGCTTTCCCGTATCGGGTTTTTCCGTTTCGGGATTTACCGCAACCGGATTTTCCGTTTGTGGCGCATCCATAAACGGGTTTTCTGTTTGTGGTTCAAACTCTTTAATATCGCTAACCTCGTAATCACACCCGACGAACGTTCCGCCGTCGCCACGAACTTTGCAACGTTGGCAATATCCGTTCGTTATCAATTCACGTAATCCGGCGGCGGTTGCGTCCCGTCCGTCCTTTGACCTATTTTTTAAATCGGACAAATTCAATTGCCAATCCGGGGGTAAACTCATAATATACGTTATCAATCCCTTTGCTTTCCAACTCAAATTTACGTCCTGTAAATATTCGTTGCGGACGGTCGTAAAATTACCCGTCCTTTTGGTTCGTCTGATAGTATCCGCCATTATTCGCCGCCCTCCAATTTTTTAACGGGTTCCCATGCTTTACGTACTTTCAAAACATTGTCGGCACTCTCATTGGGAACCAACGACACGACGGGAAAACGGGAACGGTCGCCCGGTTTTTGGGTCGTGGCAAATTGTACATTCAAATCAAATATAATGCCTTTGCAAAATCCCCGTTCCGCTAACATACCGTCGAACGTTTCCCGAATTTGCGGAATTGTGGACGCCGTACCCTTTGTTGCGAATTGCCAAACCCCGGCAACCCCACGAACCAAAGGAACAATAAAGTTTAGCGTTAATGTTACCTCCCAACCGTCGCAATCGGGTTGGCGGCTCTTTTTGTTCGGGTAACGCTTCGTTATTGACTGCATTAAATTTGGGTATTTTTCCGTTGTCAACGTTTCGTATTTTTTTCCGTCCCATACTTGGAACGTGTCGCCATCGCCCGCCGCAATCAATCGCCCGTCGTCGTCCCGGTATTCGTAACGCTCGTTACATACTTTTGCCGGGTCGTCGTCCGGGAAAACAATTTGTATTGTTTGCGGCTTTTCGCCGTATGCCTGTGTAAATAACCCGGCATACTTTCCCGTTGGTATGAAGTAATCAACACTTTGCGGATAACCGTTTGCGTTTTTCATACCGATTTTTATTTGACCGACACGGGGCAATATCAAACGGGATTGTTGCGCCTCCGGTCGCTTTATTCTGCCTTTCATAACTCTTTATAAAATATTACTGCAATAAACCATTCTTGTGCAAAATAATTTTGTTCAACTGCTTTTATATCCATTTGGATAACCTCAATATCCGTTCTATTAACGAATTGTTCCAATTCGGACGAACTCGTAATTATTTTAATCTTTTTCATATCTCAAATTTCGGGGTCGTCGTTCAACATCTTTTTCCTACTCTCATTTTTGGGCTTTTTAGGCTCGTTTGCGGGCTTTACTTTCTTTTCCGTGGTATTACCCCGCTTTGCGGTCGTTTTGCCCGTGGCGGCTTTCTTTTCCGGCTCCTTTGCCTTTTTGGACACACGTTTAATAATGGTTGTTTTCTTTGGCTCCTTTTCCGGTTCCGGTGCATCCGCCTTGACTTTCTCGGCGGCGTCCGTATTTTCGTCCGGGGTCGGCTCCTTTGGGGCTTTAGTTTTAATCAATTCCGCCAACGATAAGGATATTACGTTTTGCGTTAAATCCGGGGCATTGTCTAACAATACCATACCATTAACCGACGTAAACGTATTATCTTTCTTTTCGTCCTCAATAGCCGCAATTTCCAATAGATACGGGATTTTCCGAATATTGGGGCTATCTGTTTGTTCTTTCAGATTGTACGACGGACGTTTGCGCCAATCTTTCGGGCTGAAATTGAAAATACGGGTAACGGAGAATTGCTCAAAATTGACGTTCCACATATCCCGGTACATCCCTAATTGTATTTCGCTTTCCTCGTAAAATCCTTTTCGTCCACTCTTAAAATCGACGATTGCGTTAATACGTTCGTCGCCGCCTATCTTTGCCAACATGGTACATGGGCAATCAATCATTCCGGCATACTTGTAATATGGATGCACTAAAGCAATTTCAACCGCCAACGGGCGCACGTCGTAATCTAATACGAATTGAGCAAACGCCAATACGTCCTTTTTCAAATCGTCGGCATAATATATAAAATCGTCCGGCAATCGGTAAACCTCAATATATTCTTTTAGTTTGCCTTTTAACCCGTCCAAATCATAAGCCCGGTTAATTAATAATTCCTCAAATGCGGCGTGCATAAACGTACCATACGCCGCCCGTTCGCCTTTGTATCGTTCCGCTTCCTCAATGCCTTTGTTGGCAATCCATTGTATTAAGTGCGGGGCTTTGGGTAACGTTTGGGACAATATCGTTGTAACCGACGGGAAAAACTCCGGGTTCCCGTTGTCGTCATATCGGTAATAATAGCGGTGTCCCTTACTATTCAATTGCCAAACCTTATACGGGGGTTCAATCAACGTTTTTTCATCAAAAAACATTGCCGTCATTTCCTCAACCGTCATGCCCGGCAATATCTCAAATATTCCGGTTGGTTGCTCAACCTCGACCGCTTCAAACGGGGGGATTATTTGTTGTTGTTCCTCGGTAATTTCCGGGAATTGGTCAGCGGGAACGGCTCCCAAACTTTCGACCGTCTTTTGTACCGGATTTTCCGGTTTCTTTTTGTTCGCTCTCATTTTCTACTCTCTTTTAATTCTGAAAATCCACATAATACCATTGCGGCACACATACCCGCAAACATCAATTGCCACGGGTTCCAAAATGCGCCAATCAGACAAACAACGCCCAACGTTCCAAATGTCGCAATAATCGCTTTCGCTTGGAACCTATCGGAAAACATAACGTCCGCCATGCGTTCAAACCATTGTAACCCGTTATTCTTCATAGCCAAACAAATAATTAGGGGTACAATTACACATTTCGCAAATGATAACAACCCATTCTGGCCGTATCTGTTTAGTCGTCCCATTACATAAGTTAGTCATATTAACTTGTTGTGCGCTTTCAGTTCGTCCCTCCCATAACCGGGCGGCAACCTCTTTTTTATAAACTTTAATTCCGGCGGTTTGCGCCTTTGCAATCGCTTCGTTTACTCTTAATCTTACTTCCATGATTTTAATATTAATTGTTAATAACTTGGTTCGTCGCTCTCAACGTGTCCGCAATGTTTACACGTTCTTTCCTCCCAAATCGGGGTATATTCATACGGGGTAATATATCCGTCGCCTCCGGTCTGTTTATATTCGCCGTCGGTAACTTCCATTTCGCCGCCGCATTCCGGGCAATCGTCGTTACCCATTAAATCCAAATCCGGGACAATGAAATATACCCGTTTCAGATACACGCCCAACGCCTCGGAAATTGCCGCATAACAATTGGCGGTTTGTTCCTCGGTTACGTCCTCGTTTATTGCATCGAAAACGGAAACGCCCCAATTTTCCGGGGTGTCCTCAATAACTTTGTTTTTGAGTAATTCCGAAACGACAATTTCGGAAACTTTGGCTGTTTTCCCGCTATCGGTCACCAATTGTTTTAATAAATCGCTCTTTTTTATTCTCATATCTTTGCCGGGTACTCCCCCGGTGGGTTTTTGTTTCTGCAAAAGTACAAATAAAATCTATATTACCAAAAATAAAACCTTTGAATATTTTATTTGTTCACGTTGGACGCTTGTAATACAGATAAAAAGCACTAATTTTGTTGCACCGCATAACCTCAAACATCGCTCTCGGTTACTGCGTACCAACCCCCGGCGTTACTTCATTGCGTCGGGGGTTCTCTTTTATCCCTTTGTAAATCCCTTAAATGCTACATGGTAAACGTCGTATTGTTTCCCGGTAACATAGAACTCAATCATACGGTTGGCGTTTCCGACGTCGTTTATTGCAATGGTTGGGTACGGTTCCCCCGGCAATTGGTTAAAATCGCTTTCAATTTCTTTATATCCCTCCGGGAAATCCGAACGGTCGGCGGAAAAATACCGGGTTAAACTCTCTTTTATCCGGGCTAACATTTTATCCCCGTTTGGCTCAAAAGCCGCTTTTATTTTATGTTGGTTTCTTAATGCAAATCGCATGGTTTCCAAATATTTTTTTGAAACGTCCACGACTTTTGCGCACGTTTTCGGGTTAAACATTCCTATATGCGTGTATTCCGTGGGTAATCCCAATTGCTCGGATAGCCATTTATAAGCCTCGGAACGCTTCATTAATTTACGCTTATATATTTCGTCAAAATATCGGTGTGCCTCAATCTTACATCGGCGCAACTCGGCGTTTGCTAACCGTCCCTTTGCCCGGTCGGTTCCCGCATGAACGCCAACATACGCCCGGCATTTAGGGCAATAGTAAATCATTCCGTAATCAATGCCGTAAACCTCAATACTATTTTTGTACTCGGTTGGAATATGGCAATACGGGCAAACCTTACCTTTCAATATTTCCCGTTGTTCCTCTGTTAATATCATTTTCGCCCTCCTTAATCACTTTACAATACTTATAATATTGGTCGTGTCGGCTCTCAACTCGGCACATCAACCCAATATCGTTGCCGTCTAACAATAGGTTCAACACATCGCCGGGATTGTGCCGGGTATAAAGCAAAAATAACCCGCCGTTTGCATTTTGGATTATCTTATACATATCTTGACTTAATCGGTAACGTTTCGTTTTGTTCATCGCTCTAAATGGTTATGCCGGGGGATTGCGCCCCCGGCTTGGTTATCGTTTATTTTTTAATCTCGTAAATACTCAATGAATTTTCGCATAATACCAAAGTTGGGAACTTGGTTTTATTCAAATAACAAAGGTTATCTAAATCCGCCCGGCTTGTATAAAACCATAATCCAAACTTTTTGCCGATAAAATGCAAATCGTTAACCCCGGTTTTCCGGTACTTTTCATCCATTAATTGTTGACTGTAAACGATACTTGAAAATTCAACCTTTCCGTCTAATTTGGTTGCAATCTCGGCAATGTCCGCCGCCTGTGTTCTTTTCTTTTCCATGATTGAAAATTTATATTGTTCCGGGGAAAACGCCCCGTCGTTATTTAGTGATAATAGAAAGTGATTTTAACGCTTCGGCGCAATTTGCAAATCTCTTTATCGCCGTAACAATTGAAAGCACGTTTTAACAAACGATTGACTAACTTAATGTCGCCGACAATCTTTATTAAACCGGACACGCCAACCAATACATTAACCTTTTTGCCGTTTACAATTCCGTTTACCTTGATTTTGAAATTGCGGTTAATCTCTTTTGTTGTGTAATCTAATCCGTTATAAATGCTTTGAGTATTCATATTGTTTCGCTCTCTATTTTCCGGGAAAACGCCCGGTCGTTCTTGTTTGATGATGCAAATATACAACCTTTATTTTAATTACCAAAGGTTTTATCTTTTATTTTTGGCTTAAACTGCAAAAAGTTTTGTTTTTGGTTCCAAAGAAGTTATTTTCTTGGAATTTTCGATTTAAGTGGCTTTTGCAAGCGGGACGGGTAAATTATCCACTTTGAAATAAAATGCCCGGAAACGGGCTAAAAATGGCTCAATAGAAAAAGGGGTTACAACGTCTTGTTACACCCCCTTGTTATGTCTATTGTATATATTCCCAATTATAACCCTTATGTTTTTTCATACGCCCTTTACAACATCGAATTATCAATGTATCGTTAAACCCATCTTTTTTGGCTAAATGGATAGATTGATATGTTTTGAGGCAAATTCCGTTTTTCATCATCTTAACGGGTTTTGAATTTGGATGCAATACGCCCTCTTTACCTTGCATATTTTTAGCGTTGTTTTCGCTCAATCGTTTTTTTGTAATAGGATTGTTGTTGTTTTCCAAATATGTAACCCAACGCAAGTTGTCGGCATGGTTATTGGCTCGGTCGCCGTCGATATGGTCGATACATGGTTTATTTTCCGGGTTCGGAATGAAAGCCGCCGCAACTAATCTATGTAATCGAAACGTTTTGCGCATCCCATTACATAAAGCAACGGTTTTATATCTATTCCCGGAACCACATATTTTCAAAACTAATTGTTTCTTAATAGATTTTACACGCCCGTAATTACTCACTTTATATAACCCTACATATCCGGGTACATCTTTCCATATTTCCATTATACAACCATTTAAGTAAGCAACCAAAAGAGAAACGGGGAAAAGTGGTTGCATCTTTTTTCATTCGGTAGCTACTCCGAACTATCCCCGTTTTTGCAAAGATAGTTATTTTTCTATGGTTATAACTTCAAACCCGGTAATTTTTGAATTTGGATTTTTTGAAACAATATCAAATTCACGGTTTTTTATCCGTTTTGTTTTCCATAAAAAACCTAACCAACGCTTATATTGCACACTTTCCGTTATTAAAAGGCTATCCCGTGTTATAATTTTGCCCGAAAACGTATTATTTATAATACATCCGTCAAAGTCAACCCATTTGTCGGAATACTCAATACAACGTAATACGGTCGTAACCGTGTCGCCGGGCAAATATACAATACTATCCCGGACGTTCGCCCGTAATTCGTTGATTGTTTCCATTTGGGTTGTTGTAACCCGTTCCAAATCCCGGTTCTTTGTCTGCAACGTCTTAATCAACGCCAAATCGTCCGCCCGGAACTTTTCATACTCGGATGCTTTCAACATCAAATTACCCACCTTTGCGGCGTTCAAACTATCTTTTGTTTGATACGTGCGGACGTCCTGCAACAACGTTTCGGTATTGTTCCGGTATTTATCCCGTTCGGCGGTCAATCGCTTAATACGGCTTTGTTGTACCCAAAAGGCGGCGGCAACCGCCATAATGATTGCCGCCAATATTATATACTTTTTCATGCGTTTGCCGTGTAAATGATTAACGAACTATCCGGCGTTTTGCTCAATGTCAAAACGTAATGTCCGCCCGCCATTTCAACCGTACTATTTATTTCGTCCTCGTTAATCTCCAATTGCGCAAAGGAAATTACGACGCCCGAAATATATACTTTCGGTATGTTGTGCAACGGGTCGGCGTTTACGGCGTCAATAAATGCGTCTATTTCCGCCTGTGGGTTCGTTACGTTTTTCGTATTTTCTTGGTTATCCTCAACCGTAACCGTAAAAACGTCCTCGCAATCTGCAATAATAGCGGATAACAACGGGGCAATACTAATTCCCGCTTGGTTCCCTTGATTGGCAACCAATTGTTCCAAATACTCCTTTTTGTCTTTCTTTGTCATAATGGCACAAAATTAAATGTTACTATATTCAATTGCCGCATTAAAACACGGGCATTCTTTAATATACTCCCACGGCTCAATAATGCCGTCGCCGTTCAAATCCGGGGAATAATCCCGGTGTCCCTTAATCGTTGCATCCGGGAACATAACAACTAAACGCATAAGCAACCATAATAACGCCTCTTTTTGTTCCGGCGTGCGTGTGTCGGCGGCTTTGCCGTTGGCATCCAATCCCCCAACGTAACAAATGCCAATAGAACGGGAATTTTGCCCGGAAACGTGCGCCCCAATCTCGGAAAGATAACGCCCCGTTTCAATCGTCCCGTCCGGCAATACAACAAAATGATAACCGCAAATTCGCCCGCTTTGGGGTTGTTTCTTAAATCCCCGTTCTTTGTGCCAACCGTCGATAACATCAACGTTGACTTTTGCGCCGGGCTTGGTTGCGGTGCAATGTACAATCAAATCCGTAATCGTCCGGGTCGTTTTTTGCCCCTCCAAATACTTTAAAATCTCTGTTTGGTTCATTGTTCGCCCTCCTTTTCTTTATCGTTAATAATATCGCTATCGTGTTCCCGTTGGTATCTCTCAATTATGGGTTGCCAATATCCCGGCAATGCCCGTGTAAACTCCAACCGGATAACGTGGTAAATAATACGCAATGCAACCTTTGTTGGATATGCTTTAATAAGGTTGCGGAATGCGTTTTGCAAATATACGTACATGAAAACGTATGTAAGCGACTTAATTACTATTTTGGCGGCTTCATTATCCCCACATTGCAGCATTACCGAATAAATAACGTGTATAATGGTAACGTACAAAAGCAATTCCGCCAACGCATTCTTAAACTTACTGAATCTAAAGTTTTTGCAATGCCTCACGCTTACACCGTCCGCCCGCATACCCGCCCAAATGTTGAAAGCGAACATTATAACCAATGCATACATAAAACCCGCCGTTGGCGTTAAATACGCTAAAATCGGGCTTAACGACGTGGCAAATATCATACGCCATTGTTCCCATGTGAAAAGTTTATCCATATCATCAAATTGTTATGCCGGGGGAATTATCCCCCGGCGGCTAATCATGCAAAGTTAATAACAAAATTTCCTTTCAATACGGCTTTTAAAGCGGTAACGGCGGATTGTATTTCCGTATCGCTGTTATAATCCGATTGGCTCATTGTTGTTGTTAATTCAACTTGCGTTCTCGGATTTGCATTCCATGTCGTTTGGGTTAAACTTTTCAACGTATTTAATAAAACGGCACGGGTTAAGTGTACCCGTTTGATTGAAAATTGCGTTAAATTTTGGAAGTATAGGTTGGAACTCAAAGCACACGTAACAGGATAAGCCGGGGCAATCGTTGGTGAAACATGATTGCCAATTGAAAGACTTATTAAATCACTAACATTTAAAAAGTCGATAATATCGCCCGTTACTAATGGCAAATCTAAAATTGCCGTTCTTATGCTTTTACCCGCCAAATCCGAATATCGCCCCGTAACTTGTTGTTGGCGAAATCTTAAAAAATTCAGATTTGTAGGCTTTAAATCTGCCAATGAACCCGTTAAACCTGTTATTTCGGTTCTTAAATCCGTTATTTGTTGCGGGATATTAGCAACCTCGCCAACTAACCCTGATAATGATACACTAAGTGTTTCTAAATTTATGAGTTTATACAATTCGGATGTGTAAATATATCCATTTACTCGGCTTGAACCATCACCAAATAAATAATTAGGTGTAGGTCCTACACCTCCTAATGCAAGGACATTATCTAAATTGGTAATTTCAATGTAAGGTTTTCCGCCTGTTACTTTAAACCATAACATCGAAAAGCCGGACGGCATGATATAAGTTTGCCCTAATGGTTGAGTTGCTTCCGAATCTTGGTAAAACTCACCATTTACAATTGTCATTACACTAACATTTGCATAATTTACGGATAAATAGATAAATCCCATATTATCAATTGCCGCATTTCTATTTAGGTTAATGCGATATATTCCCAATTTTTCAAACTCGCCGATTGCGGTTTCTTCTAATTTTAAAACTACTGTTTTCATATTTCTAATTTTTAAAAGTTATAACACGTCTATTGTTACATTATTGCCTATATTCGTTCTATTTAACGAAAAACGATTTGTTATAATACGGGTGTATTTATCAGTAAGCAAGCCCGCACCAACCCCCGCCGAATAACCGAAATAATCTAATAAATCTTGTTGGGCAACAAATGTTCCGCCCGCCTTATTGTAAACAAATACATCGTCGTTAAACCCGTATTCGTGCATCAAAAACCGCATTTCTTGTAATTCCAAAAACAATGTTGGGACGGGTTTTTGCTGTATCGGTTCATTATGCCAACGGGTATGGTTTCCAACCCCGCAATTGCTCATTCTGATATTCATTACAATATCATGGTCTAACCCCTTTACATGGTCGCAAACTTGCGCAAAGTTGAGTTTTAAGCCATATTTTAAGAAACTTTGTTTTACCCGGAAATCAAAGCCCATTTTGGTTGTTTGTTGTCCGCTTGGTTGTCCTAACCAATTGCGGGATATTTGCCAATCGTCGCAAACAAGTATTGCCGATTTTGGCGGTATCTTATAATTCCCGGCTTTCCAATCCGCTAATTGCTGCATTGATAATGTTATATATCCTTTATCCTGTAATTGTTTGGCAATTACCATTAATTGAGTAATTGATGCACCGAGATTGCCTAACGGATGATTTGAACCTATATAAGTATCATAAATATTGTGGCAAAGCAAACCGAAACAAATAGGCGTTCGGGACGATATTAAATAATAATCGTCGCTTGCAACCTCGGCATCGCCTAAATAACCCTTTGTAATTTCCAAATCAGAAAACAAAATATCGGATAATGGGTTGCCAATACGTAATTGCGACGTTTTATTTATTTCGGTCAATTTTTCGCCATTTACATACACCTTTATACGTTCGTTTCCAATGATATAATCAAATACGTGTTCTTGCGTGTCGTATTTGTCATATATCCAATAAGGGAAACAATCAAATTGATTTGAATAAGGCAAATTATAAGGCGCATTTGCCGAACCGCACGGATTTAATACCATTTGTTGCGGATATTCCCCAATAAGATAGATTTTACCGTTTTGCAATATACATGAACAATCTTTTAACGGCATATCATAAAACGTAATGTAAAAATCCGACAATTCCGGTATTACGGCGTGCGGGTATCCCTCCCGTGGGTAACTATCGTTTGGCGTAACGGGAACAAATTCTTTATAAAAATCTTGTAACGTTTTCCATGCGCCGGAACCATCTTTTAACGACGTGGTAAATATTACTCCCGTACTATCACGTCCAACCGTAAACGTATCGTTTGAAATGTCAATATACAAATCTTGATAGGTTGCAAACAATTCGCTACGGGCTTTCAATTCCTCATAAGGCAAATAATTATTAAACGCACGTGTCGACGTGTTTTTCACAATATAGTTATTGCCTTCCATTTGCAAGGTACTAAACCCATCCGCAACCGGGGTATCGGAACCGGAACCAACAACCATGCCCGTTGCTCCCATATCAACCGGGGTTGCATCAATCGGATTATCCCAATTGACAACAATATAAGATTGCGACGAACTACCCCACGCCATATTAATGTCCTCCGTTGTGGTGCGCTTATTGGCAATAACAACTTTCTTTGTTTTTCCGGTAACAAAATATAAGCGATTAGGGGTTAATAAATCAATAGTTGCAACGCCATCCACGGGTTCCACGATAATTGGCAATGTGTTTTCGCCCCATGTGTCGGTATCGGGTATAAAATAATCATTGGCGGTTTCGCACTTGGTAACGGCATACGCTTTATTAATAACGTCTAATCCCTTAAACCAAAACATCATTATTTTATCGCCGCAAAGATTATTACGCCCGCCGTTGTGAGTGCTTCCGGCTTTGGCTACTCTATTGTATATTATTTGTGCGCCCTCACAAGCAAACCCGGATTGAAGCACGGAAAACGGAACCTTTCCCGTAACTCCGTATATTGTTTCCGTTGCTTGCGTTGGTACTGCGTGTTTTACTGATTGGGTCGCCGCAATCGCTCCCCTATTTTCAAACGTTGCAAATGGTACATTGCCGTCAAAATCATTAACTGGATTTTTAATTTTTCCCTTAACAGAAATCCGTCCGGTAAAATTCAAATCAATAAGGTATTCGGCATTTTGCGCCCCGTAATTCTTTACTTCGCTTAACGTTGTAAGTAAATCGCTTTGGTTTTTCAAATTGTTAGAAATAAGGGACGAACCGACGGATTGCCCGGATTTTCCAATAATATTGCCGTATCTGTCAATAGCAAAAACAATGTTATTTGAGGCGTCCACTATACAATAAAGATAATCCCATTCCTCAACAAATAAATACTCTTTGATATTACTTTTAAAATGGCAAATCCCGTTATAATCAATTGCGAATAAAATATTGTTGTTTGCGTCGATTATCGCATACAAATAATTGCTCTCGATAATTTCCCGCATTTGCTCGGTTCTCCAATTCGTTTCATTATCCCAATTGTTTACATCAATGGACGTTTCAACGATAATATTACGGGGTTCATTTAAGCGGTATTTAATCGTTAAATTGGCTTTACGCATATACCCCGGGACATCGTTATACGCTTCCGAACGACTTGTATAAATCTTATCCGGGTAAAAATAAAACATATCCAACCACGTTTTCCCCTCGATAACATCTAAGAGGTATTTAACCGTTAAATTTCTAATGTAACAATCATAACCGACATAACCGCCCGCACGTATTAACGCCGCATTTTCGGGGTAATTTTCTTTTTTAATCAAATAGTCTTTATTATAACCGCCTGGTATTTCCTCAAAAATGGACGATATAAACGTTTCGTCTTTATCATAGAAACACAACAAAGCGGTATTTCCTTGACCTCTCCAACCGGAAACGATTAAATCAGCATCCCTATTCAAAGGAATAAACGGGGTAATAGTAGACATATCATTCGTTTGTCTAACTGCTATACCGTCCGTATATCTCAACCCATACGATTGTATTGTAAAAAAGTCGCCTAAAGTATTATTTAGGTCGCTTTGTTTTGCTTTATCGTTCACGTCCTTTGTTAAATCGAATATATCCCACGGTAATACATACCCTTCTGTTTCTGAACCTGTACAACGGATATATACCGTATCGGCGGGAATATCGGCGGCGGCTATTGTAGCGGTTACGGTTGATGTTCCCGCCCATTCCGGGGTAAATGAGGAAATAAAGTTATAATCTTTATCATAGAACGCACATAAAGCAACCGAGGCGGTTTCGTGAATTTGTCCCCTAATTTGTAAATCATCATTTCTTGTTATACGTAAAAAGGGCGTACAACGCCATGAAGTTGAAACGGTATATACTTTTCCGGTATCACTCCGAATATATCCAATTTCTCGGAACAAAGAACGTACCCCGTTTAATGGTACGCCAATTTCCGTGGCTATAAATTCATCGTCCGGGTTCGTCCGACGAAATATTGTTAAACGGTTCGTTACTTCAAAATTGCCAAAATTGGTATATATTCCGGGCGTTGTCGCAATATAAAATACATTTGATTTACCCGCAACCGGAACCGTTTCCGGCACAGCAAAACCCCTATAAACAAAACTACCACTTAGATACGTGTTTATTTGAGCAATCACCGCATCAACATCCGTTTTTGTTGCCAAATTAACCAATACATTATACAGGTCGAACGGGATAACATAATTATCCGTTACGGTATGATGTCCCGAACAACGAATATAGACAGCATTTGCCGGGATTTGTGCGGCGGGTATCGTTGCGGTTCGGGTTCCATCAGTTGCGCCCCCCGGTTGCCATGCTGAAATAAATTTGTAATTGCTATCATAGAAAGCGCAAAACGCTATCATACTAGTAACGCCCTCGTAGGCTTTAATTTGCAAATCCTTTGTTCTATCAATTGGCAAAAACGGTGTATTTGTAAGATTAGACGACGGCGTATTGATATTTCCGTTGTTTTTACGAACATATCCAACCCCTAAAAACAAATTCGGCACACCATTTAAAGCGATACCGATATTTTGCGACTTCCAAACGCCCGTTTCGTTCGTAAATACAACCATTTCATTAACAATTGTCGTTCCGTCGAAATTGTTATAAACGCCACGTGTTCCGGCAATGTAAAAAACGTTTTGGTCGGGCGAACCCGGTACGGTGTCCGGCGTTGCAATCCCGGCAAACGTTGAATCATTACCCACATTGCTAACAATCGTTGTTAGCGTGTTTTGCAGCAAATCGCCCGTTATCTCATTGTTTCCGTTCTGTTTGATAACGGCGGCAATTGCGGCTTTTAATTGTTCATAATTTCCCATACTTAAATAAATTACTGATTGTTGAAATCGTTATTGAAATCGTTATTGAAATCTCCATTTGTTCCCGACGGGATAACACCCCGTCCGATTTTCTTAACAACCGTTGCGCATTCAAATTCACATTCAACGGATGCTAAATTGCCTTGTGTTTGCCATTTTGGGGTAATTAAAAACGTATCGCAATCGTATTTCCTGCCTTGACTATATACCGTAACAAAATCACTCATGCGGATTAACCGCATTACGTCGCAAAGGTATTCGGGGGCTAAAAAGATAAACCGAAACGTTTTTTCCGATATTTGTTTTTCCGGGAAAAAATACCCGTCCCGCTCTTCGCCCTCTTCCTCAAACTTGTATTCCGGTTTCCCTAACTCGGCACACACATAAACACGGTTTTTAAATTGTGCAACATCGTAAACGATTTGCCCGCCGTCAACCTCCATATTTTCGGCGTCGCTCCATTCAATACATAAATAACCGTCCGTTCCATTGACCCACGTAAATACGTCCGAATAATACGTTTGTACGCCGTCATTTATTGCAATCATATATCGACCCTCCGTTGCCACATCTAAAGCCATCAATAAATTACCGGGATACAATATAACATCATAACCGTAATTAGCGAACCGGACAATTTGCAATCCGGTTTCTTTCATTTGGGTTGTAATATCCATCAACCTACGTTTCATTTTATAATCATACAGGCGAACCCATGCAATTTGGTTGCTCCGAGTTGGACGGATAATTTGAAACGGCAATAACTTATTGATAGGCGTAAACAACGGGTAAACGTCGCCATACGCATACGATTTTTTGTAATCTTGGTATTGCACGCCCTCGTAAAACGGCAATACCGACAAATTATTATTCGGTGTCATACTTCAATGTTGTTTTAATAGAACGACTACACAAATTTACGCTTAATTTATCAACTTGACCGCTGCCGATATACGTTTTTATTAGCTGCATTGGGTTTGGATCGTCATTTGCCGGAAAACTAAACGTTTGTTTCTTCTTTCTCTCAATGCCACGGGCATAAACCTCGGAACCGTTTATTGATACCCTACGGGCGGGCAAATCATACAACCAATAAGGCGATTGCAGATTAATAAACGCCAAATATCCATTCTGCAAAAAGTATTCAATCCCGTTGACGGTTTGACGTGTAAACGGTAATATCCATTGCGACCCGGACGTTGGCGGAACGGCGGCAAATAAGGCGAACCCGTCCGAACTCATGTTGCCGGGGTTTAGCAACATCAAATCAATATCCGACGTGAAATTAGATACGTTTACGTCCTCAACCTTTCCGGGCGTTACATACTTGCTAATTACCTGTATCGGCAAACCCTCAAACGCCGCCGTAACGTCGTCCATCCACTTAAATTGGTAACGTTCCGGCAAATCGACCTTATCAAACGAATATTCCGACGTGTTGAACGCCCACGGTTTCCCGTTTCGCAAATTCAATTCCTTTGTCAAATCGTGGCTTAACACAACCCCGTTGGAATAGGAACCGCCATTGCGGAAATATTGGATATGCTCAATTTTAAATTTGCCGTCCTCAATAAACCAATAGCATTTGAAACAATCCCGTAACATATTGGTAAATTGTTGTAAGGTCGTCGGGGCTTTTTGTGCGGGTTGCTGATATTCGCCGTTTATAATGTTCGTTTTCTGCGATACAAGTAACCGGAAATTTAACCCGGATATTGGATTATTTCCGCCGTATAAAAATTGGCTATATTCCGCCGTTGCTGCGTGGGTTACATCCGGGGCAATCTGTTTAAGCAAAACCGATATACAGGACGCAACCGGGAACGCATCCCGTAACGTGTACGCCTTTCGTGCTTTTTTTTCTAATATCCAATCCATCAAATAAAACCCAAACCACAACGACGCATAACGCCACGTTGACCGGGCGATTGGATAAAACGTTTGTCCGTAAATTGAACCAGGCGGCGCAAAATACTTTCCGTTATCCGCTAATCCCCATTCGGTCGGGGTATCTGAAAAGTTGTTTGAGATAAACGCCACTTCGATTGCGTAACTAATTACACGGCGGTAATTTCTGTTATTATCTACAATATCATTTGTCGCTATTTGGTCGGTTTCTAAATCGTCGATTTTATCAACATCAACTAAATAACGAGCATAAATATTATAACTTTTCATATCGGCGTGCATGGTACCCGTTGCACCGGAACCCTCAACGGCACTTAAATCAAATTCCAATGTATCAAAAGGTTCTTGCGTTGCTTTGGTATAACGAAACATTACCGTATCATTAGAACGTTTACGTATTTCAACTATCGCAATACCAAAGGGTATACCCTCTATTGTTTGTTGTGATATAAAGATATAATAATTCACATTCAATTCCGGGTATAAATTTCCCGTGAATGTTCCCGGCGTTGCCCCCGTCGCCATCCTCCCCGAATAAAGCCCGGATATTACCGCCGGGGAACCGTGGGACGTAATTTGTATTTCTTTCAATATATTACATAAGGAAAAATTATATCCGCCTAAATTTCCCCTTTTTGTAATCAAACTTTGGTCGGTCGTGGCGTTTGCGTCTTGTTCCCAATTCATACCGCCTAAAAAACACGAAACAATACTCTCGCCCGGAACATATATTTGAATAAGCGGGCGTTTGTTTATCGTTATCCGTTGAATTGCTGGGGCTAATGTTATTAAATTATATTCTTTCTCCAATCCGGCTAAAACGTCGTTATATTCGTCTATCGTATCCGGTTGTACGGTAACTTTTTTATCATAGTCAACAAACGTGCAATCGGTTTTCATAAATTTGCCGGAAAAGTAAGGAACCCACGTTTTACCGCCGTCGTTACTTTTATCAATCCCGTAAAGAAACTCATGATCAAACGGACGTGTATTAATAAAATCGTAATCGTCCCGGATAAAAGATATTTTGCCGGACAATTTGGGACGATAAAACCGTTGATTGGTTTCTAATTCATACTCCTTTGCCAAATCATCCTTATATACCGGTGTTGCTTTGCGCCCAAAAACTAAATTTTGGGCGGTTTCCGTTCCTAAACGCACATAGGCGGTTCCGTCATTGTATCGTGTTTTATAAACAACAAAGCGCAAATAATATGCGTTGCTTGGAATAGCGACGGAACCCGTTGTTACGCCAATAAAACTACTTACAAAGTTTTTGTTGCTGTCATAAAAAACACCTCGTTCAATCCCCGGACTAATGTATAAAACACGTGGGTAAACACTATTAACCGAAATATAATTTGTACTATAATAACGGTTTTGCACCCTATCGTCGGACGTAATAGGTACGCCCGTATTACCATTTAAAATTCCGGTTTTTAAAAATACGTCCGCAAATGAATGTCTATAAATTGGGTTCATATCATTTCTTTATTTTACGTGTCAAATTCTTGTAAACCTCAATAACATTGCCGTTGCCATCGACGTAACGACGGCGGCGGTTTTGTTCCTTAATCTCTCTTACATCGTCTTTTAAATCCCGCAAATCCGGTGCGTTGTTTTGTTGAACCATTACATTAACGCCGTCGGTATTGTAGGCATTAAGGTACTTTTGGGGGAATGTTCCCCGGTTCAAACTATTTATTACGTCCGGGATTAAACGACGGAAACGGCGGGAATTTCGTTTATTGATAACGGCGAAAAATTCCCCGCCCTCGGCACGCCTCCGGGTTCCGTCCGGTTTTGTTCCTAAATCCACATCGTCCCCGGATTGGTGGGAACCGCCCGCCAATAATTCAACGGTTCCGTCGCCGTAACTTTCCGAACCCCCGGCGTTGGCTGATTTGGATAATTGGGCGGCTTTAATTTTGGCGGCGGCAAAGGAACCCCACATTACCGCAATAGCCGGGATTGCAAACGGGAACCCCAATTGCGACCAAATCAAAGCGGATGCCGTTACAAGGTTTCCGATTTGTTGGATTGTTTGGATTGCTTGTTGTGCCTTTTGCGCCTTTTGTTGCTCCTTTAGGGCTTTTTCTTGGTTCTTTTTGGCTTGGTCTAACTCCTTTTGCGCCATTGCAACGTTATTGGCGTAACCGTTCGCCCGTGCCTCTAATTCCGCATCTAATCGGCGTTGGCTTGCGTCAACCTCTTTGTCGGCGGCGGAAACGGCGGCGTCGGCGGCTTGTACCTTTGCATCCAAAAAACTATTTAATTGCTCAATGGCAAAGTTTACCGACGTACTTATTGCCTCTTTTTGGTCGTCGTCCAAATTCAGCCCAAACAACCCGTATATGTCGTTACCCCGTTCGTCGCCTTTGCTTTTCTCAATTTCTTGGTCGATTTTCGCAATGGTATTTTCGATTGTTTTAACCTCGGCATCCGTCATTTTAACCCCGGCGGCTTTGTTCAACTCTAAAATCTTTTGCAACCGTGCCTTTTCTTGTGCCAAACGGAACCGGGTTTTGCGTTCCTCTGAATTGCGGATTAAATCAAACTCGGACGCCTCCAACGCTTGCGTTTGGTCGAATAGCATTAACGCCCGTTGTTGGTTTAACTCGGTCGTTTGCTTCAATACCTCGGCATCATATTTGGCGTTAATATCCGCCTCGGATTGGCGCACGTCCTCGGCTAATTGCCTATTTTGTGCCAATTCGATTGCCCGTTGTTGCTGTAACAACTGAATACGCAAATTTATTTCCTCCTGTGAACCCTCACGTGCGGCGTCTAATTGTAATTGCGTCCGGTCGGCGGCGGCTTGCATTTGGTCTATTGTAATTTGGTCATTCAATTCGCCCAAACTTTTTGCGTATTGTTGTTGCAAAAGTAATTGTTGATTAAGCAATTCGGCAACCTGCGTTTCAGTTAATCCCCGCTCGGTTTCTAACCGGGTGTTAATGTCCTGTATTTGTCTTTCATACTCAACCCGCAATTGTTCCCGTTGCTTTTCCGCACCCTCTGCCATTAATGCAATTTGGGCGTCCTGTGTTGCCCGTTGTGCGGACAATTCCGCCGCCCGTTGTTGGTTGGCAATATCTACCATATCAACCGCCAATTGTTCCCGTAATAAAACAATTTGGTCGTTCAACGCTTTGCGTGCCTTAACCGTTAAATTGGTTTCCGTCCTCAACTGCAATTGTATGTCGGCAATCGCACGGGAGTTGGCGGCTTGACGTTGCGCCCGTTGTTGGTCGAATGAATTTTTAATTAAGGCAATCCGGGCGTCCTCGGCTTTGCGCAATATATCCGTTTCCGCTTTGGCAGCGTTCCGGTTTTCGTTTGCTCTTTGGGCGGCTTGTATTTTCCTTTCGGCGTCCAAATCCGCCCCCTCGGTTTTCAGATTAACGGCAATGTCAACCGCTCGCCCGGTATTATCTATTTGACCCTGTACGGCGTCAATCGCTTCGTCAACCTTAACTTTATCAATTTTACCGTCTAAATCAACATCAATATAAACTTTCTTATCTCCACGGGCTTTGGCGTTATTGAGTTGTACCAACATATCGTTTAGTTGTTTCAACTTTGCCCGGTTTGCCTCCAAATCGTTTAATTCTTGACCGTAAAAACCAACGCTTTTATTATGTGCCTTTGTGCGCTCGGATAATATTTCGTCCTCAATCTTTCGGGTTTCGGACAATGAAGCGTTGCGGGCTTTAGCAATGTTTAATTCCCGGTTCAATTGGGCGACACGCTCGTTACTAACTCGGTTCATTTCGGTTGCCTCGGTTTCCAAATAATCCAACCAAACCTTTTGCGCCTCGTTAAGTTTTTGTTGGTTCTTTGCCGATTTATCAGTATTAGAGGCAAACAGAACCAAAGCCCCCACGACCGTAACCAATGCCAACGCCAAAAGAACATACGGATTTGCGGCGGCAATCAGATTGAAAGCCTTTTGCGCAATTGTAGCCGCCAATGTTGCCTTTGTTCCCTGCATGGTAACAAGGCGGTTATAAACTTGCGCTTTGCTCAATGCCGCCATTTGTAGCCGGGAAATACCCAACATAATTGCGGATTGTTTTTGTACTGCGTTTTGTATGGCTTGCACCCCGGTTGTAATGGCTATTGCTGCCTGTAACTTCTTTTGCGCTTCTTGTACGTCTTCACTTTCCGCCCCGAACAATTCCATTGCCCCGGTAAATGCGGCGAACCCACCGGACGCACCAGCCGCCAAACCTAATACGGCATCCAAATTGGACGTATCGGACGCCATGCGGGTAATTTCATCGGTCGCATCCTTAACCGCATCTCGTAACATTGCGGTTTCTTTGCTCAATTGCTGATATTCGGCGGTTCCTTGTTTGCCCTCCAATCGTAACAATGCTAATTGCTTCGTTTGGTTCTCTATTTGGGTCGTCAACCCTTTTGCGGCGTCGGAATAGTTACCGACGTTTAGGGATGTTTTCCCGGTCGCTTCCTGCAACCGTTTCATTTCCTCGTAAATCGCTTTTGTTTCGGCAACCAATTTGCGCCCCTCCTCGGTCGCCTCCCTTTCCTCAACCGTCATATTATTGAGGTATATTTTATTGATTGAGTATTGAGCGGACAAACGATTATATGAACCCTCGGCGGACTGATTTAACCGGGTCGTTAATTTGTTCAACTCGTTTGCCTCCTTTTGGGCTTGCTTCAATTCCGCCAACCGTTTTGCGTTCTCGCTTTCCGCAAACGCCAAATCCTTTGCCGCCCGTGTCAATTTGTCGGTATCGGTGGACGCCCCCCGGATTGTTTTACGTCCGTTTTCGGTCGCCCCGCTTACGCCCTCCAATGCAGCCTTAACCGTTATCGCCTCACTCTTTATATTTTTTAGAGTGTTCATATAGGCGTCGGAAAGTTGGTCTAACTGATTAATCAACTTTGTAATCGAATCGTCCGGGCTTACAAGGTCGCTATATTTTATAGGGTTGTTATTATCTGCCATACTTAACGTTATTTGCGGGCAATTTGCCCCGTATTAAATTATCTTTTCTTTTCCATGTAGTTAATCAACCAAAGAAAAACAACGCCGCAAATCGCCTTATTTGACGCCGTTTTTATTTTTGGTTGGTTTCAACAACTCCTTTATCCGCTCAAATGCGTTGTAATACTCCAATACGGTGTATTTCTTTGGTTCCGGTACGTGCAAATGTTGCGATATGGTTAAACACATATTTTCAAACTGTTTATCGTACTGAATTTCCATGTTATCGGAACCGCTAAAAACAACCGGGCGATTATATAACAACAACATCGTCGTTATTTTATCAATTTCCGCCCGTTTATCCTCTGTATCGCCGTTTATAATCGCATCCAACATTAACATTGTCCGGTTACGCAATTCGTCGTAATACTCTTTAATCGTCGCATCGTCAAACATACGGGGGAAATACATTTGCAATTCATCATCTATTTTTTTTTTGACCGCTTCCATTTGGGCGGTCAACTCTTTAATCGGAACGTCGCCGAACATATCGACGACCTTTTGCAACCCGTCGTCGGATAAATCGTTGTACGGGGTTCCGTCGATTGATTTAACCAACACGGCAAACGCTAAACATTTCGGGCTTAACCCGGATTGAATGAAATACACGTTTTGCCGCATATTATCCAATTCGATTGCCGCCAATTCCGGGGTTTTGCTCCGGGCGTATCTCATTGCCTTTTCAATATGCGTGTCGAAATCCTGTAAATCCGAACCAATCCCGGCATCAACCAACAACATTTTATTGTATTTATGGAAACGCAACATTGGTAATTCGTCGATTGCGTCGTATATCTCAACCGTGTATTCCCCTATCTTAACCGTTTTCATAGCAAATAACGTGTTATCATGGTTGAACAAAAGGGAACCAACAACAATGCCGGGTTCCCGGTTATAAACGCCAAAAGGATTGCCAAAGCAACCCCCGCCCAAAAGGACAAACAGAAATCGCAATTAAACATCTTTGCGAAAAACTCGTTGCCGTGGATTTGCACCCATTCGATAACGCCCAATTTGCGTAACAAGGTCAACCCGAATGCAGCGACCAAAGCAACCACGACCGTATAAAATAAAAATGCTTTCATATACTTGTTGTTAATCAGTTAAACACGTTTCATCAATTCCCAATTCCCCGGCAAACCGGAACCCGGCGAACGGGTGCATTAAAAATTGATTGTCTATTTCGTCCAAAGTGAACCCGGCAAATATGTTTTCCGCCTTTGCGTACACTCTGTTTATTTTCATGGAACCGGAACGTAACCAAATACCGCCGTTCAATACCCGCATAATTTGTTGTTTGACCGCCTCCGTATTCCGGTTATTGGGGTCGTTGGTTATCGTCCGCATATCGAACCAAAAGATAACCGAAAACGGCGTTGTATATTTGTTTTGTTCGCCGGGGAACCAATCAATTTGTTGCGGGTCGTCTAACACGAAAAACGAAAAATTCCCTATATTACTATCCGGGGCAATCAACATATATTCGTTGCCGCCGACGTAAATATTGGGCGTATAATATCGTTTCCCCTGTATGGACTTAACCAACCGTTCCGAACGTCCAAAGGAATAGTTAAGCCACGGCAACCCGTCCGCCAATCCCTTTTGAATATTGGCAATAACCCGGTCGAATAACTCCGGGTTCTTTATAATCGGTACTCTATCCATTTCCGTATATTGTTTTTTTTGCTTTGGTTAGCAAATCCGGGTAAACGTATTGCCAAATCAATTTAGCAATGTTTTCATTCGTCAACCCCAATATTTGCCGCCCGTACTTTTTTATCAAATCTTCCGTCTTGAAATCCGACGCCTTAATTTCAAATTGTTTGTCGCCGACTTCCAAATAAAAACTACTCTCAAAATCGCCCTCATCCCGCAACGTTACCCGGTTCGTCGGTTGTCCCTTTTCCTCCTTAATGGCTATCGTTAACGGGGTATATGGTCGGTAATCCATTATATCAACGCCCAATCGGTTAATACCCTGTTCAAATAATTGTTCCTCGGCGTTGGCGTCAATGATAAACGCCGTTGTTAATCCGTCGTCGATTATGTCCCGTATAATCAACCCGGACGCCAACCCGTCGTTAAATGTATTAACCCGGTTGCGTAAATCAATTATTGATTGTAACCCCGCCATTGTGCAATTATGTTGTCCGGTATTTAACGCCCCGGTTGTTGCAACTCAAACAAATGCGGTCAATCCCTTGCGTATCTAATCGCAAAGCCTCAAACGCTTTTTTAAGGTCATAACCCAAACCGCCGGGTCGCCCCTCAACATTGCCGTCCAACTCGTACAATATATCCATTTTAGAGGCGTTGGATTGGTTCCGGTTAACCCGTACATTGGGGTTCATTGCCAACGTTCGCAAAGCGATTGCGGCAACCTGTCGTTGTATAACGGTTTGGAATATCGCCCGTTGTTCAACGATAAAATCCGTTAAGTCACAACCGACGGTAATTTCACAATTCAACCCGTAATTAAGCGTATTTGTGTACATCGTGTAGGCTATATCCCACAACTCCGGGTATTCTGCGAATGTTTCCGGGGCGTTGTACATAAACGGGGAAATCTGCAAATACTTTGTCAATTGTCGCCACGCCTCAATATTGCCGTACCCGGTACACGTTCCGCACGGTTCGCCGCTCCAATCTTTCGACACGTTAATTGCTTGCATCCCGGCGGGCAAATCGTCTTGATTGTAGCAAAGGAACCACGCACCCCCGGCGTTGTTTGCGTCGCTGATATACGGCAAAAAACAATCTTCCAACGTAAACCATTGAAAGCCGCCATTTGTCAACGTAAAATTCAAATCAAACGTTTTTACGGGGTCAATCTGTGAACTATGGAAAAGGTACAATTTCACAATCCCGGTTCCGCCCGTCATTTGCAAGCCAACCCGGTGTATTTGGGCGGTAACTCCCATTGCCCGGACGGGGATTATTTCAAAGCCAACCAATTTATGTGCGTTCGGTTGGGTTGCTCTGATACGTCCCGCACCGTCAAAGAACGTGCGCCGTTCCAATAGGTTCTTTGTTTCCTTATCCAACCCCTTTATTTGGGTAAACGTTTGTATCGCCGTGGAAATTCCGTTGCGGGTCAAACGTTCCAAATAGTCGGATAGTATGTTGTATTTCTCCCAAAAGGTCGAATCCTCGGCGGGAACCTCGGCGACGTTATCAACCAAAGCGATCCAATACAAAGGTTTGCCCGCCGCATCGTTGGCGTATTGTACCACGGTTTCGGCTTTCCATTCCTTTGTATCATTCCAAACCGGGTATTGATAACCCCAATTATCCGGGACGATTGCCGCCATGTTATCCAACGTTACAAGCGGGTGCGCACCTTGAAAATATAACCCGCTTTCGGTTTCTGTCAATTGCTCGGCGATTGCCTCGGCGGGATTGTATGATTGTTCCCAACCGACAACGTGCAATAATTTATCTTGTATCTCTTTTATCCGGTACATACTGCGTAAATTTAAAAAGGGGGCGGGGATAACCACCCCGTCCCCTCGGTTAAATAATTGTTCCGTTTTCCGGCTTATGCGCCTGCACCCCCGGCGGGAAATTCCCCGGCGTTGGTTACATATACGGGCATTCCTAATGGCTCGTTCTGGTTGCGTGCTGCAATCTCGGCTTTGATAATCGGATTTGCCACGGTCTCCGGGTTGCTGTTATATGCTACCATGTAGGCAACATCAACGCTAAATCCGAAATACTCCTTAACCGCACACGTCAAATCGGCGGTTGCGTCGCCCATAATCGCCGATTGGTCGCCAACGGCGGTATAATAATGCGAACCAACGGGCAAATCAATGTACGGCAAACGTACAATGTCCCATTCGTGGAAATTCGCACGGGTGCGGCGGTATGCCTCACGGTCAACACGGGTTAAGATACCAACATTTCCATCGGCAACGGCAAACATTGTTCCCATTTTGCCCGCTTCATCCATTACGTTGTTGGTATAATGCAATACTTTGTTGTCGTACTCCATGCGCTTATTAACGTCGTTGTAAACGCCATGTTGCGCCAACTTGCGTATTAGGCTATCAACCCCCGCATTTGCGATAAGGTGGATATATTCCGGGTAACAATTCGCCCGCATGATTGGGTTAATGTCGCCCAAAATCTCGGTTGCCATTTGGGTTGGAACTTGTACCACGTTTCCGGTCTGCGTGTAGTTGAGCAAAGTTTTGAAAACCTGCGTTTTGTTCGCTTCCAATGCGGCAACGGCTCCTTTATCCAAAGCATTCGCCAACGCACGGGTTGTTTTCTCCATTTTACGCATAAAATCGTGTTGGTACGAAATCTCATTGTTTGAGTATGCCGCCGGAACCATTGTAAACCCGATTGCATAAGTAGCCCAAACAAGCGTTACCAATGCGGACGTATTTTCATTATCAGCAATAACGCATGAACGCACGTTGCTAACTTCTACGTTTTCGTCATAATTGATAACCGGAACTTGTACCGTGTTGCCGATACTTACTAACGCCCTATCTCTCAAATTAGGGCTAATGATTGAGTTGGGGGCGTTGGTTTGCTCAATAAAGAAATCCAATGCGCCGTACTCACACGGGCGGAACATATTACGGTCTAACTCCGGGTTCTCTATCCGCCAATTCTGTACTCTTGTTGCAATTAAACTCATTGTTTAAAAAATTAAATTGTTTATAAATGCGGGTTTACCCTTTACCCGTGTTTGTCTTTTACTTTTCCGGCAATGCGGCAATATTGTTATCTTTCCATGCTTGTTGCATTCCGGCGTCAAATTCAGCCGTTCCGACTTTCAACCCTTGTTGTTCCAACGTCGCCGTAATTGCGTCGTATGCCTCAACCCTCGTTTTTGCGCCGGATATGTCAACGGTAATATTACCGCCCCCACCGCCGCCCGCCGGGGGATTGGTTCCGCCGCCCGCCGCTTGGCGTCCCTTATCCAAAATACCCATTGTTTCCAATTCACGGGTCAAAAGGTCGCCGGGGGTGTACGGGTTCAACTGATTGTTCGGGTTGCGCATGATTGCGCCGTTTTCGTCCTTAAACGCTAACATTTTGCCGCCCTTTCCGTCGTCGATAAATTCGGGGTTCATGCCCTTAATCTTTGCAATCGCTTGGTCTAACAAAACCTTTGTTGCGCTTTCTGGCAACCCTGCCTTAAACTTCAATCCGGCGGTTGCTGTCTGCAATGCCGTTTCAACACGAATGCCGAACACCTCGTTTGTGTGGGTTTGTTCGGCTTGGTCGTATTTAGTTTTAAGGTCGTTGTATTGGGTCGTAACGCTTTGCAAATCTGCCTTTGCTTGCTTCAATGCCTTTGCGGTTTCCACATCCGTCGCACCGTCGGCAATGGCTTTTTCCAAACGTGCCTTTTCTTTGGTTAAACTGTCAATCTGTGATTGCAGACCGTTTGCGCCCTCAACTTTGGTTTTGAACTCGGTTAATACTCGTTTGGCGTAATCAAACGTTTTTTCGGTTCCGTTCTTGGCGATACCGGACACGGCTAAAATATCCGCATCCAAACCGCCGTAAATTTCCCCGGTTTTCTTCGCTATTACGCTATTTTCGTCATTGACTGATAACGTGGTTATCGCTGCTAATTGTTCGTCGGTTAATCCGGCTAATGCCGCATTCGCTCTTAAAACATCAATCGTTAATGCCATAATCTTTCCCTTTGATTATTAAATGAATATTCGGTTACTTTTTGCCCTCGGCTTTGGCGTCCGCCTCGGCTTTCGCTTTGGCATCGGCTTTGGGTTCCTTTGCAGTCGTCGCCGGGATAACGCCCGCCGCTTTCAATTCTGCCAAAATCTCGGCTTTCAACGCTGCCTTTTCCTCGGCACGGGCTTTGGCGTCCGCCTCGGCTTTCGCTTTGGCATCGGCTTTGGCTTTTTCCTCGGCGGCTTTTGCTTTCTCTGCCTTTGCCTTTTCGTCCGCCTCGGCTTTCTCTTTCATGTACTCGTTGGGGTCGTGCAATACGGTAATCGTGTAACCCTGTTTTTTCAGATTTTCGGCAATGCTATTTTCATAGCCTTTTTTACCGAACTTCTGAATACGGGGGATTGATAACCGTTTGCCCGTTTCGCTGTCGAACTTCTTAATTTCGATAACGCAATGATACAAATGTTTCTCATTGTCCGGGACAATGTAGTTGTCGGGCGTAACGTCGATAATCGCAACGTCTTTAGTTTTGCCCTCGCTTACTTTCACTCGCATAATCGTTAAATTTACTTGTTATAAAATTTATCTTAGAGTTGAACGGCATATTATACCCAAACTCTAACACGTTCAAATATTCACGTTCAAATCTGCGTACAAAGTTAGCAAAATTCAACTTTATACGCATATCGTTTTCGCTGATAATCTGTTTGTCGTACAAATCCAATACCTCGTTACGGGTCAAATGTCGGTACGGTTCCAATTCCGCCAACGTCAACATACGTTGCAATTGGGTTGGATTGTTCCGATATTCCGTTTCGATAATTTGGTTTTGTAGTGCGTCTAATTCCGCCTCGCTTGCGCCGCTTTCCTTTGCTACCTTGTAACGTTCCCGTAACTCCGTTGCGTTGGATAAATAGAACTCCGTGCCGTAATTGACTTTTGCAGAAACGAACAAACCGCCATACCTCAAACGGCAAACGGTTTCGTCAACGAATTGTTGCGCCGCCTCAAACCCTTTTTTTACCCGGTTTAATACCGTGCTTTGGCTTTCAAAGTTGGCGGCAATCTGTTGTTCGTTCAATGCGTCCCGTGTGGTTATTTCCTCGTTGGTTCCAACAACCGATGTAATAATGTCATTCTTTAGGCGGTTTTCTTCCTCAACGTTATAATCCAAACTCCCACGGTCAACGGTTAGCATTTGCACCGGGTTACGCAAATCGGGTTGTTTATCCCCGTCCGGTATTGGTATTTCAACGAACGAACCGACGCCGTTAATACGACTATCCCCGCATTTGGGGCAACGCATCAAAAGCCCGGCGGCGTCCAATCTGTAAAACCCTTGTTTGTCTTTCAAAAACCCGCCGTCGCAATAATCGCCATTTTCGCCGTTACTGAAATCGCAACTTTGTTCATACCCGGAATAAATCGGATATGCGCCGTAAAGGTCTAAATGTCGTTTACTGATATGGTAAAACAAAAACCAATCCAACGCCTCCAATTGCTTGGTTAGCGGGGATTGTTTAACGTCGGGTTCTGATAGGCTCAACGGTTCGTTCCAAAAGAAACGGGCGGGACAATAACCGACGTCGTGCGGGTTATCAATCAGCAATTCGCCGATATTGTGGTTTTTGTCCTCTCTGAATACTCTATAACGTTCGTCGTCAATTACTGCGATACGTTCGCCGTCCTGCCTAAATATGATATAATCCATTACCCCCGTCGTTGGGTTGGCTCTGTAATCAATCACGGATGCAATAGGCAACCAATAGAAATACGGTTGCGGGTATTTGTCGGCGGGGTTTTGTTCGCTCGGCATATCGACAATAAGAACGCTATTTATTTCGGTTTGGAAAAACTCCCATCCTTTTGTACTCCAAATTTCCGGTTCGTGTAATACGTCTTGGCGGTAATACTCCCAATCGTCCCTTTCTTCCGGGTTTTGGAACTGATAATTGAACGCCGGGTTACGACCGTCAAAAATCCGGCTCAACTTATCAAAACAAACGCCCGTTACCTCGTTTGTTTTAACGGGGTAACGGAACAATGTTTTGAACATCTTAAATTTGTCATGCGGCAATAGGTTAGAAACAAATGCCATAAAGTCCGTAATCGGTTGGCAAATGTCAAATGACGTAATACGGGTGCGGGCGTGAAAATTAATGCGCTGTTGGTGATAAATAGCCCTATTTATCGTGTTGCGCTTTTTCGGCTCCGTTATCCGCTTTTTTATTTCGCTTATATCCAATCCCATTGTCTTTGTCAAATTTAAAGTCTGAATTTTCCGGCAATCTCCAACCACCATTATTAAGCATTCGCAAAAGACGTTCGGCGTGCGTAATCTCGAATTGTTCGGTTACGTTCAATGTATCATTGATTAACGCAACCTTTTGTACTTTCGCCGCCATATCGTCAACCTCCAACGGCAACTTTTAAATCCGTCAACGGATTAAATTCCGGTGCAATGATTGTGAGGTTGTCGGAATAGTTAGGCAAAAACACCCATTGTATTGCGTTGCTGTCCGGGGCTTCTAATCCGCCATGCGTTTTGTCGCCAATGAACAACGAACGGATAGGAATAGGATAATACGTTGTCTTTACCGTTTCGTCCTGTATTGCCTCAATACTTCCGTTTTCGTCAAACAGATAGACGCCCAAATTGTCCGCCCAACTTTCGCATTGCAATTCTTTCATTGCCTTAATTACTGATTGGGGGATTTTACGCATTACCCCGGTAAACGGGTTTGGTTCACGCCCTATAATTTCCTCAACGCCTCCCAATGTTTCGTTACCACCTCCAAAGGTTCGGGCGGCTCCGGCTTCGTTGGTCGGGGCTTGGATATACGGGGAAACAACAATTTTGGTACTATCCGCCGCCGCCAATAACGGCGTCCATGAAGCCAACAAAGTAATTGCCTTTTCCGTGGTAAAACTGTTTTTGCTTCCGTCGTCCTTTGTAAGACGCTGAAATGCTACCTTTTGAATTTGCCCGAAACTTTCGGCACAATTTACGGCGGGAATATCGGGCAATGCAGCCGCCGCCGGACACTTACAAGTAATCATACTTTCTAAATTTTAACGTTAAAACTATTGTTTACTATCTCCGGGCTGTCCCTTTGCCCTTTGTTTTCGCCTACAAAGTTATAAACTTTTTCGGTTACAAACTTGCATATCTCAAAAATAATGCTAATTGCGTCGTTTTACACCTCGGTTTGCGTGTGCGTATGGTTGTATATTACCGTCGGCAATCTCTTTTTCGTAAATCCCGGTTAATCCGTCCTCCGGGTCGTCGTGCGTGTTTGCATCGAAATTACGCAAAAAGGTTGTAACATGGTCGTAAACGGCTTTGTACCGGGTTTCCCATCCGAACGGCATAATGATATGTTGGTTTACCATTGCGGAATTAGTGATTATCCGGCTTTCCTTGTTACCCCCTTGATAAAACGGGTCGGTAATTGCCCGGACTTTCTTTTTAATAACCTTTTCAAAGCCCGCACCCCCGTTGTTGCTCTCAACCCATGCTTTTTGCGTGCCGTTGCGGTTTATCATCGCCGGAACGGTTACGGTTGTTACGTCCGTGTTTTCGTCCGTCATTTCCATATCCGTAATTAAAGCAAATAACAACGGTTCCATACGCTTTGTTTTCTCGTTGAAAACCATGTTATCAGATTTATAGACGTCATACGTTGCACCAAACAAAAGGTCGTCGCCCTCATCGGCAACGTCAATGTATGCGCCGGAACGTATGTACGTGCCGTAATCGGATTTTTCAACCCATGTTTTGAATGGTTGATATAATCGACCCTCGGCGGAACCGGGGTTGCCTTGATAGAGGCATTGAAATTGTACCGGGTCTAATGCTTTTTGCGCTTCCAACTTCATACGGTTGTGCCGCCCCTCCCATAATGCAGCCCCAACCGGGCGGGGGTCTATCTCGGTCGGTTCCCCGGTTTTCAATGCTTCAAAGTTTATGCGTACCCATGCCCCCGGCGGTATGTTTTCCAAATCCGCCCAACGGGTTACATCAATGATTATTTCCCCGCTCTTTTCAATCCGTCCAATCAAATCGTCGTCGTGCCAACGGGTAAATACTATTAATTCCTGTGAATCGTTGTGCAAACGGGTACGTACAACGGTCGTGTACCATTTCCACGCCGCTGCCCGTACTATTGGGCTGTTACCCTCGGCGTAATCCTTATAAACGTCGTCCAATATCGACACATCAACGGTTTTAGAGGTCAACGAACCGCCACGCCCCACAACACGCAACGAACCCTTACGCCCTACCATTTCGATAACGTCCGAATTGCGTAAATACGTGTTCGCCATTGTTACGACGTTGGAACCGTTCAAATACGTACCGGGGAATAATTCACGATACCGGGGCGTGTCAATAATGCGTTGTACATCCCGGTTAAAATCCCGTGCAATGGTGGCGGCGTATGAACCTATCACAATTTTTAAATCGGGGTTCAACCCCTCCATGAAAGCGGGTAATTTACGGCTCGACCCCTCCGATTTGCCATGTTGGGGCGGTTGTTGTACAATCATCTTTCGTATTTTGCCATGTGCAAACATATCCAACAACGTATAATAAACGACGTGGAACGGCTCTAATACTAAATCCGGTTGCATATACCGGGCAAAGTTTATAAGGCGTTTACGGGCGGCGGCTTTAACAAGCAAATCCGGTTGTTGCCGGATTGCGTCATACATCTGCAATAATTGTTCGTTGTTCATTGCTTTGCCTCCTTTCGTTTCGTCCAATTGGCACACGCCTTGCGCCCCCGTATAATGTGCCATTTCTCAAACGGACACGTTAAACAAATCGGTTTTCCCTGCCAATCTAAATTACTATGCGAATTTACCCAATTACCATGCCCGCAATCGTCGCAAATGTGTTTCGTCCATTCCGGTTGGGTCGTTCCGGGACGGGGTGCGGTTACTCTCTTTGCCATTATTGCGCCCCTCCTTTCTCGGCTAATGCCTTTTGGTACTCGGCGGATTGTAGTTTGTCCGCCAATGCAAACAATAAATCGTCCGGGATTGCCTTAACGTCGTACTTTGGTTTGTCGTCGTCGGTCGTGGCGTTATATCCGGGTATCTCAATTTTAACCGGGGCGTCAAACCCTAACATCTTTGCCCGGCGTTGTTGGATATTCAAAAGCAAATCTAAAAACCGGGGGTTCCCGGCGGACGTTTCGGTTGCGGTTTCATTGTACCCGTAATATTCCGGGTAGCCGTCCTCGGCATCGGTTTTGATTGGTCGCCCCTTGTTGGTTTTCTCTTTGGTGCGCATCTTTCCGGTTTTCGACGCCTCCCATGCCTCCCATGCTTGCACCTCCATTGCATCCAATTTGCGCAATTCCTGTGTAACGTAATCGTCGATATTATCCAACCGTTCCCGCTTCCATTCGATAAGGGTTTGTTGTAAGTCGTAATAAACCATTGAAAGCGTAATTGTATAACCAACGCCCCGGTCGGACAAATCCCGGTTCAAAGCCTCGGTTATTTCCCGATAAGTATAACCACGTAAAAACAGATTGGAACAATACGCAATATCATACGCCCGTTGTTCCTCGGTACGCTTGTTATATCCGGCGGGTTTCCGGTTCTTATTACCCGTTTTCAATTTTTCCATTTTTCAACCTCTTTTAATGTTCAAACGGGGTAAAAATCGACCTTTGCGCCTTTTTGCTTTTCCGCCCTTTTGGTTCCTCGGTTCCTTTGTCCCTTTTCCCCTTTGGTTCCTTTCCGGCTCTCTATGTCTTTTCTTATCCCGTCCCTCCTTAAAACGTGTTTACCCTTTACAAGTTATTTGCGGGGAATTTCCATTTTAAGAGGCTTTTGTTATTAACTCAATACTTTTATTGTCTTTATGGTTATCTTTCAACCACGGGGCAAATTTACGGGTTTTCCGGGGCATTGCCAAACCTTTGTTATCTCATGTATATAAACGGCAAAACCCCGGCTTTGTTTCCGGGGCTTTTATGCCTATTGTCCTATACCGTTTTCGTACCTTCCATTTGAACAACGAAAATGCGGTTGGGTTCCACGGGGGTTGGTGTATTCCGTTCCCCCTTTCATTGTCTTTATTGCCAAACATACCGGGGCGGGCTTTCCTTTTACCGGAAATTCCGGGTTAAAATATCGACACGTTCCGCATATCTTTTCGGGGCGTCGATTATCCGGGGCGCATCCGGTCGGCATATTGGGAATTTCCGACGAACATTTATTTTTCATTGTGTTTGCCTCCTTTCATTACTCTTTAATTTTTAGGTTTATACTCTTGGCAACAATACATTCCGCATGATTGTTCAGATTTGAACGCCTCGCAATAACCGTTCCCGTTGACGTCCTCATACATGAAATTGGAACAATCGCCGCAACCTTTGTTCGGTTCGTGCGGGTGCGTCCGCTTATAATTCGGGTCGGTTTGGCGTCCCTTTACTTTGTCGTATGCCATTTCCAACAAATCCCGTTGCGATATGCCTAATATTACGGCGGAATGAAATACGACGGCGTTAAGGTCTGCCAATTCATCAATTACGGCGTTCATGCGTCCGGGGTCGTCAAATTCGGGCAATGCGTGTTTTACCGCCGCTTTGTACTCGTTAAATTCTTCCTCCATTTTCCGGCAACGGGACGCAATGTTTGTTCCGAACAACTCATTAAACAGATTGGCAATTTGAGCAACAACCGGACGGGCGGGTTGCTCCGTGTAATTCTCGGCGGGGGTTCCTTTTGGTTCAAATTCCCGTTTAAAATCGTTTTCCGGGCGTGCGGTAAATCGTCCGTTCAATTCCCGGATAATGTACCAACTTTCCGGCACGTCAACGAATATGCCGTTGCCATCGGGAAAAGAAAACATTGCTTTGCCGTCCAGGGTGCGGGGCGTCGTAACCGTTCCGCCTCCGGTAAATCTCAAAACGTCGTCCACATTGTCCCGTCTGAATTGGATTGCGTCAACCTCTAACAAGGTGCGACAATACCGGGTTCCCGCCGTGGCGTCCGGGTCGGTTAATCGGGTACGCATTTCCTCCGGGTATTCCTCCGGGTCGTACTTCATATAAACCGACTGCATACCATCGTCATAAAAGAACTCAATAAGACGGTCGCCCAATCGTCCCCGGATTGCCTGTTTTAACGCCTCAATCCTTTGTCCCTCGGCTTTATCGTTTCCCTCGCTTCCATTTTGCGCCCAACTCAAACGTATTGAAGTATCGGACGCCGTAACCTCAATTTCTTGTTTTGTTATGTCCTCAATCATTGCGCACATATCGCAATCAAAGGGGCTTAATACTTGTTTATTCATCGCTCTAAAAATTTATTTGTTATTACTATCCGGGGCGGCTTCAATCTTAACCCCGGCAATTGTTCCGTTATAATTAAATTCTAATGTTTCAAACCCCTTTAAATCCCCCGCAATTCGTAACAACCGCCAATAAATTGTTTTCCGGTCGCTCCTATGGTATTTGTCGCATTTCCTACCTATTCCGGGGCAATCTTCCCTTTTGATTTTGCAGCGAACGCAACGTTGCATAAATATTGCGGGGTTGTTATTGGCTAATCGTGCATCCGCCGCCGTCCATATCTCGGCAATCAATACCATACCCCGGTAAACGCAACGTTCGCCGGG